AGGAACAGGCACCTAATACAGTTATTATCCAATCTACCTATTTGAATAATTTTTGGGTGGTCGGTAGTCCTGACGGTGCGTATGGTTTCTATGATGAGCAATGTGTTGCCGACTTTGAGTATGATAGAGTTCACGATCCGGACTATTACAATGTGTACGCATTGGGAGAATGGGGTGTCATTCGTACCGGTAGTGAGTTCTTCGGTTCCTTCAATCGTGGCAAACATTCCGGTGAACATAAGTATGTTCCGGACTTACCTATTCATATCTCTGTCGATAACAACGTGCTTCCGTATATCAGTGTATCATATTGGCAGGTCGATTTCACAACTGGTACCAAGGTTTGGCAATTCCATGAAACGTGCGCTGAAAGCCCAAACAATACAGTAAAGAAAGCCTCCAAACTTGTTGCAAAGTATCTGAAATCTATCCAATATTCTGATAGGTTATATGTACATGGTGATGCATCAACGAAAGCGGCAAACAGCATTGACGATGAGAAGCGTTCCTGGATGGACTTATTCATAGATACATTGCAGAAAGAAGGATTCGAGATTGAAGATAAGGTAGGCAACAAGAATCCGAGTGTTGCCATGACCGGTGAGTTTATTAATGCCATTTTTGATTGTACTGTTCCCGGTATAGAGATATACATTGACGAATCATGTTCGGTATCTATTGAGGACTACATGAGCGTACAGAAAGATGCTAACGGTGCCATTCTTAAAACTAAGGTCAAGAATAAAACTACCTTGCAGACTTATGAGGAGCATGGGCACCTGTCTGATACGTTCCGATATGTCGTTGTGGATTTGTGTAGTGAGCAGTATATAGAGTTTAGTAACCGACGAAAAAGGAACTTGTATGCTTGTAATGGCACTATTAATTTCTTTAATCCAGATACCGAATGTAAATACACTAAGAAGATTCTATATGTGATGCCGAATGTTAATGGGAAATTTGTCCTTATACAAGCGTTTAGATGTGGGAATAAATGGCATATTGTTGATGTCGTATTTATGGATACTACTTCAACAGAAGATATACGTTCTTCTATTTTGTCCCATGAATCTGATTCATGTGTAATTGAATGTACGGATGCTTATTTCCCTTTTATCCGGGAACTCCGTTCTAGTACAAGCAAAGAGATTCGTGTAATGAAAGAGTTCCCGGATGTAGACAAGCGTATTGCTGCAACATCTGATTATGTGAAAAATAGTATTCTTTTTTCTGCATCAAAAATAGAATCTGATACGGAATATGTTGCCTTCATGAATAACCTGATGGACTATAATAAAGATAGTGAAACCAAAGAGGCCAGTGCTGTTTTGAGTGGGTTAGTACAGTTCGTTGTAAAATTAGGTTTGAATTGATTTGTGCTTTATATATTTGAAAATAAATGTGTTATACTAAAATTACTATGCTCTCGTAATTTCAAGATTTTAGGGTTTTGGAAAACGGTTTTCCTTTTTACTTAGTTTTGCTCAAAAAGGAACCCAATGAATATTTTTTTTGATAATCTATTTGGAAAGAAATCTAAGACTAAAGGTGAAGTTGAAATAGTTACTTCATCTGAGAATAAGGATATAGATACTCAAAGTGGCAAGGCTGAAAAATGGTCAGTTGCATACATTGAGGACCTTACTAGTCCTATTGTAGCGGGTAGTAACTATCTAACACTATTCAGTACGATACCTGAAGTCTTTTTCCCGATCGATTATATTGCATCGCGAATTGCAGGTGCTAATTTTCAATTAAAGAAAACTAAGGATGACAGTATAGTATGGGCGAATAAACGAATGAATGGCATACTTAGTCGTCCTAATTGTTTGATGCGTTGGAAAGAATTGATTTATCAGCACCATATTTATAAATTGTGTACAGGGAATAGCTTTATTCGTGCCGCTATGCCTGATGTCTTTTCTACAGCTGAAAAATGGAGATATTGCGATAATTATTGGGTGCTACCTTCTGATAAGACTATTGTAGAACCTGTTTATGGGAATATGCCATTGTTTGGTATTGCCCAAACAGAAGATATTATTCGTAGCTATCGTTTGGAGTATGGTTGGAATGGTAGTTTGGAAATTCCTCCATACCAAATATGGCATGATAGAGACGGAAGTGCAGAGTTCTATTCAGGGGCTATGTTCTTGAAGTCCAAAAGTCGTCTTGCTTCCCAAAATAAGCCAATGTCAAATCTAATAGCTGTATATGAAGCTAGAAATGTGATTTATGTAAAGCGGGGTGGATTGGGCTTTATTGTAAGTAAGAAAACTGATGCTACCGGTTCAATAGCGTTGACTGACGATGAAAAGGAACAGCTTTTGAAGCAAAATTTTGAGAAGTATGGTGTAAGGAAGGGCCAAGTACCTTATGGTATTTCAGATGCAGATATTGACTTTGTTCGTACTAATCTTTCTATTGCAGAGTTACAGCCGTTTGAAGAGACTTTGGCTGATGCAATAAATATTGCAGGGGCATACGGCATCCCTGCTGTTCTTGTTCCGCGAAAAGACCAGTCCACATTTAGCAATCAGGCTACTGCTGAAAAGAGCGTATATTGTTCAACTGTTATTCCTATGGCCAAACAATTCTGCAAGGATTTTACAGCTTTCCTTGGTCTTGAAGGAGGGGGATATTATTTGGATTGTGATTTCTCTGATGTTGATTGTTTGCAGGAGGGATTGAAAGAATCCGAGGACGTAAAGACAAATATAAATAAACGTTGTCGTGAACAATTCTCATGTGGGCTTATAACGCTCAATGACTGGCGTGCCCAAATAGGTGAAAGTATGATAGAAAATCCCTTGTTTGACAAATTGAAATTTGATATGTCAGATGAGGAACTGGATAAAGTAAATCGAGTTTTTAACACTAAAAGTGGAGATGAAAAAGATGGAAGAGAAAATCAAAAGCCTTCAGTACAAGACAAAGGCAAATGATGTTGATGAGAAGGGTATCGTTACCGTTGCGGTGAATGGTATCGGTGTGAAGGACTCACAAAATGACATATCTATGCCCGGGTCATTCAACAAGACATTGAAAGAAAATATTGGCCGGATGCGTTGGTTCCTGAATCATCGTACAGACCAGTTGTTAGGTGTTCCGTTGAGTGGTAAGGAAACAGAAGGTAACTTGGTTATGGTTGGTCAGTTGAATCTTGAAAAACAGATTGGACGTGACACGTTGGCTGATTATAAGCTGTTTGCAGAGAATGGAAGAACCCTTGAACATTCTATCGGAGTAAAAGCCATCAAAAGGGATTCTGTCGATCCCTGTAAGGTGCTTGAATGGCGTATGATGGAATATTCAACATTGACAAGTTGGGGGAGTAATCCACAGACTTTCCTTGTGAATATCAAGTCTGCTACTGCCGACCAGGTAAAAGAGGCTGTTGATTTCGTTCGGAAAGCGTTCTTGCAGCATGGATATAGTGATGAACGTTTAAAAGGTTACGATATGGAATTAAGTTTATTACTGAAGAGCCTCAACGGCGGTGCCGTTGTCTCATGTCCTCATTGCGGTCATCAATTTGATTATGATGCAGAAACGGAGCACACCTTTGCCCAACAGGTACTGGATTATGCTGCTGATTATCAGAGATGGATAACACAGGACATTGTAAGGGAAGAAATGGAGAAGCTCACTCCGGAGATTAGAATCCAAGTAATTTCTCTTATTGATTCTGTCAAATCAGAAAAGAAAGAATTTACTCAAAAGGGTCTGCAAGACCTTATGAATTATGTAAGATGTCCCCACTGTTGGGGAAAAGTATATCGTTCGAATGCTATTCTGCAAAACACTTCTGAAGATACCACCGGAAAAAATGAGCCGTCTGTTGACACTCAAGAAAAGAATGACGGGGAAAATGGGAACGATGAAGTAACGTCTAAAGCCGCTGATAATGGCACTTTATTCGATTTCAAAAGTTTGAATAGCTGTTTCGAGAATAAATAACTTAAAATTTAAATTTTATGCCAATTAGAAAATTTACAGTATCAGATTTTAATCTGAAAACGGACGGCTTGCCGGCAGAACAGAAGGCGTTTATGGAAAACATCGTCGGCATGATGTGTGAAGTAGTAAACAAGTCCCTTGAAGGAATTGCATCACCGGATGAGGTATCAAAACAGTTTGACGATATTAATAAATTGCTGAAATCCTATGACAATGAGAAGTTCCAGCAATTGGTTAAAGACAATGAAGAACTCGTTGCCCAAGTAAAGACCCTTGGAGAAAGTATTGAGAAAATGAAACAAAAGGGCTTGTCTATGAATGCTATCAACAAGTTCGATGAGAAGTTGAACGAGATGCTTGATTCTGAAAAATTCAGAGATTTCGCAGAAGGAAAAACACGCAAATCAGGAGAATTTGACGGTTTCTCCTTGAAAGATGTCGTTTCCATGACTGACAATTACACCGGTGATTTGTTGATTACTCAACAACAGAAACGTGTTGTGACTCAGGTTGCCAACAAAAAGTTGCATATGCGTGATGTATTAACGACGCTGACAGCTGATCCTGCATATCCTCAACTCGCCTATGCGCAAGTATATGCTTTCAACCGCAATGCCCGTTTTGTAACAGAGAACGGTCGTTTGCCTGAATCAAGCATCAAGGTAAAAGAGATACAGACAGGAACTAAGCGCCTTGGTACTCATATCCGTATCTCAAAACGTATGTTGAAATCAAGAGTGTACATTCGTTCCTACATCTTGAACATGCTTCCTGAAGCTGTTTGGATGGCAGAAGACTGGAACATTTTGTTTGGTGACGGTAATGGTGAGAATTTGCTTGGTATTATTAATAATACTGGGGTGACTTCTGTAGAGAAGATTATTAGTACAGCCATTGTTACAGGTGCCGCCGGTGCTGTAAAAGCTATTACCGGATATAACGGTGATAAGGATGTGATTGTAGAGTTTGCAGAACCACAGGATTTGATTCTTGATGGAATGAGCATCACGTTCGCTGGTGCCGCTGTTCTTACAGAACTGAACAAAACACACGCTCTTGTGAAAATGGAAGATGGTCGTATCCTTATTCCTGGCGTCGCGTTCTCCGGTGCTGAAACGGCTACGGATAAAATGACATTCAGTGTTCATGAAGCCGGCTTTAAGAACATTGAGGAACCCAACTCTGAAGATGTAGTGAAAACAGCTTTCGCCGCAATGACATATGCCCAGTATTTCCCGAATGCTATTATTCTTAATCCAATGACTGTTAACGGTATGGAATCAGAGAAAGATACGACAGGACGTAATCTTGGTATCGTTAAAATGGTTGATGGGGTGAAATATATTGCCGGTCGCCCGATTATCGAGTACGGTGGTATTCTTCCCGGTAAGTATCTTTTGGGTGACTTCAACCAAGCCGCAAATTTGGTTGATTATACCACTTTGACACTTGAATGGGCTGAAGATGTGGAGACCAAGCTTTGCAACGAGGTTGTGCTGATGGCACAAGAAGAAGTTATCTTCCCGATTTATATGCCATGGGCTTTCGCTTATGGGGATTTGGCCGCATTGAAGACTGCAATAACTAAAGCGTAGGATTATGGATTACATACTTAGAGGTAACGATAAGGATGTAACCAATGTGCTTAAAGAGCAACGCATTCGGATTAATAGAGGGATGATTCAACTCATCCCTATTTCCGAATGTGGTCTTGTTACAGAAGAAGATGCCCGAAAGACATTGGAATGTATGCTTGCAGAGAAAAATGAAGAGATTGGCAGGCTTACTGCATCCATTGCAGAGAAAGATAAGACAATTGTTGAACTGACAGAAGAGCGTGAAACAATGAAAGCTCGCATTGCAGAACTTGAAGTACAGGTGCCTTCTGATGAAAAGAATCTTCCGGTTGCCGATTCAAAAGATTTGCAAGAGGAAGATGCCAAGGAGGTAACTGTTACAGATGATAAAGCCGTTTCCGTGGAAGATGAAAAGAAAACCGGGAAAGGCAAGACTTCTAAATAACTATCGCTATGTTGATTGATGTTTCATATTTTATGTCAGGTCCCAGGCATATTGAGAATGTTTCGGTCGCTGAAATGCCTTCGCCCCAATCTCTTGCTGTGAATGAGGTGATAAATGGGTATATTAAGGCATTTCAGCCCGAATTTCTCCGGAATGTTGTTGGTGTGACTCTTTCCCAAGCTATCACAGATTATTTGGAGCTTATTGAACGGGAAAAGGAAGATTCTTCAAATGAAGTTGATATTTCAGAAGAGAAAGAAGAACCCCAGTCCGGATATGCAATATTGTGCGAGAAGTTGTGTGAACCGTTCGCTGACTATGTCTTTTATCATATTCTTCGTGACGCAAACACACAGGCTACAATAACCGGGCTTGTCCGTTTGAAATGCGCTAATGAATATGTAGCTCCTTTGAAGAGACAAGTAAGCACATGGAATAGCATGGTAGAGAAGAACAAACAGTTTGTTGAATGGGCTATGTCGAATGATTGTCCTTTTGATGTGAAAATAACCAAGAATCTTTTGACCCCAATTAATGCTTTCAATTTATGATAGATTTAGATATAACAGAACTGTTTGAGGAGATTGTAAAGGAACTTCCAGAAGGGCTTGAAATCCTCTATCCAAATGGGAAAGGGGGAACTAAAGTAGTGAAGTCCCCAAGATTGAATTACATCTTCGGTAGCAGTCAATATATCAAAGATATTTTAGATGAATACAGTAAGTCTTCTGCCCAGTCTGAAAGGAAGTTTCCATTGGTTGCACTATTCACTCCAATAAGTGAAGATAGAGGTGACGCGGATTATTTTTCAAAAGCAAAGGTTTCGTTAATTATAGCATGTTCTTCTTGTAAAGAGTGGAGCAATGAGATGCGCAGAATCACATCTTTTAAAAATATCCTTCGGCCAATCTATAAACGTTTATTGGAAGTATTATATGAAGATTCTCGGTTCGACTGCGACTATGACGAAAAAGTGAAACATAGTTATTCAGAAAACTATTCATATGGCAGATACGGAGCCTATACAGATTCCGGTGAGGCTGTGAGCGAGCCGATTGATGCCATAAATATACGCTCGATGGAAATAAAAATTAATAATCTTAATTGTAGAAGAAAATGAGAAAGATTAGAACGTGTAAGGGTTCCCGGATGAACACTGGTAGTTCTGCTTGTAGCATTGACTGGAAAAAAGTCAAAGGTGCTATCTTGACAGAACATGGCGTCAAACTCCCTGCTGATATAACAGGTGAGAAGTTGCTCGAATTGTGCCATGCAGACCGTCCCGGGCGTATTTACCCTATTTTGCCATTTCTGGAGTATGCCAAGAATGGTGGAGAGCCCCAAGTTAATGCTGTAGGGTACGGTGCAAGTGAATACAACGGGCTTAGCGCTCAAACAGACACCTTCACTTTGAAGAAATTTGATGAGGTTTTGAATGCCCAGCTTCTGAAATGTGCCAATAAAGGATGGGACGTTTACTTTTGGAATCAGGATAATATGTTAATCGGTTATAATGATGACACTGATATCCTTGCCGGTATTCCGATGTCTACTGTTTACCCGACCGTGACACAGTACCCGACCAGTAGTGCTAAGTCTGCGATGACTGTTAGTTTTTCACATGAAGATGTGGAAGACAGCCAATTGCACTTTGACTACGTGCAGTTAGACTTCAATCCCAAGAATTTCGTTAAAGGCTTGGTTGATGTTGTGTTTCAAAAGTTGGAGGCCGAAAATACTTACAAAATAGTTGAAGTTGTTGGTGGTTATGACCGTACAGAAGAATTTGGCAGTCTTATTGCTGATGGTGCTGCTGAAGTTATGAATAACGTAACTTCTGCTACATATTCGGATGGTATCATTACCATTGTTCCTAAAGCCGGGGCGGTTCCTTCGTTGAAAGCTCCTTCTGTATTGTATGAAAAAGGAATTAGAGGTATCGAGCAGGTGTCATGAAGGTAGATAATGTTACGTTCGTCGAGGTTGCTGTGAAGGGCATGACGAAGGAAGAGTTTATTAATGCACACATTAAAGTCGTGTGGCAGGAACTGAAGGAAGCTGACCGCAAGAAGAAGCTCTCGGAAGTGTACGATGCGATAACTAAGTAACCGACGGGCTGGGGTGTGATTACAGCCCGGCCCGTTATATTTTTACTGTATGGCAGATTTTGATGAATTACATAGAGTTATTCATTCCATTGCATCCGGGTTTGAAGAGGAATGTATTAGGTGTATGGAAGAACATAAGAATGTGCTCGTTGATTGCATTCAGGAGCAATTATATTCCGGTCTGGACGGTACTGAACATCTATTGAATCCTGATTATGATACTGACACCTATTTTAACGAGCCCGGTCCCTGGCAGAACCGTGCGGAACAATATAAACGATGGAAGGAGAGGATAACTCCACCTCTTAGAAGTGAGATGCTTTATTTGCCACCGCGTCCGGTTGAGGTACCTAACCTCTTTATTACTGGTACTTTCTATGATAGCATAACTGCCGATAGAATTGATTCCGGGCTTCGATTCTCAACGAAAGGATTTACGGACGGTAGTTCTATTGAGAAGAAATACGGTGAGCAGATTTTAGGCATTGGTGATACAGCTAAAGAGTACTTTAATATTATGTATCTCCGTCCCTGGATGGAACGTTTCTTTTCAGAATGTGGATATCGGTAGAAAATGGCTTGTAGTTGCGAAATAAAAAAGATGCAGAGTGAACTGGAACGTATCAGTGATCTGGCAAAGAAAGCAGCTGTCTTGGATGGTTGCATGTATGTCGTTTATCAGAAAGAAGATGGTACCTATGCTTTTGATAAACTAGGAGTTGAGATAAAAGGAAAGATTGTTGAATATAGACATTACCTGTAATTATGGCAGATTTAAAATTAAAAGATTTCGTTGATGAGAGCGATTTGCAGAAATTGGTGGAGCTTGATAATACTATTGAGCGTGTGAGGGCTGATTATGCTAATGCGGCCAAAGAATTAGCAAAAGGTTTGAAACTAAATGTAGAAGGCGTTGCTGATCTTGAAAAGTTGAGTAATCTTTATAATACCCAAGCAAAAACGGCTGGTTCTGCATCTGCTGAATTAACCGAAGCCCTTAGAAGACAGTCTGAAATAACTCAAACTGTCAGTAAGAAGATAGAGGAAAAGCTAAATGTAGAGAAATTATCTGCTGCTGAACTGAAGAAACTAACCAAAGCAAACTCGGATAATGCTGTGTCCTTGGAAAAGGCTGCTAAAGCAGAAGCTAACTTGACAAAAGCGCAGAATGCCGGTAATGCTACTCGTAAGAAAGCTGTTCTATCTGAAGAAGAACGTTTGAAACTTATCAGAACTGCTATTATCTTGACTAATCAGGAAGTACATAGCCGTTCACAAGCAAAGGAAATGAATAAGCAGCTGCAAAAGGCTGTTGATGTTTTGAAAGATACGGATGAAAACTATATTCGTACACTTGCCCGTCTTAATTCTACTATTGGAATCAACACTGATTACATAAAGCGAAATTCCGATCGATATAGTCAACAGAAAATGACAATTGGTGCATACCGGGAAGAAGTAAAGGCTGCATGGGTTGAGATACAGAACGGTAATAAGTCCATGCAGAATATGGGTATTATTGCCCGGAATGCAGGAAGGATGCTTAAAACGGAGATGGCTCCTGGGCTAAGCCAAGTTAGTGCAGGATTGAAAGGATGGGCTGCTGGATATATTGGTGCACAAGCTGTTGTTGGAGGGATTGTTAAGATGTTTACGCAGCTGCGTGAAGGCGTTGGTTCCATTGTTGAATTTGAATTTGCTAATAGCAAACTTGCAGCGATTTTAGGTACGACGGCTGACAATATCAAAGAATTAACCACTGATGCGCGTCAATTAGGAGCAACAACGAAATATACAGCTGCACAAGCTACTGAACTACAAATAGAATTAGCCAAATTAGGTTTTACACGTCGTGAAATATTAGATTCGACAGGTGCCATATTACGATTCGCACAAGCAACTGGAGCTGAACTTTCGGATGCAGCCGCATTGTCTGGTGCTGCATTGAGAATGTTTAATGCTAGCACTAAAGAAACAGAACGTTATGTATCTGCTATGGCTGTTGCTACATCAAAGAGTGCCTTATCTTTTTCTTACCTAGCTACCGCCTTGCCTATTGTTGGTCCAGTTGCAAAGGCATTCAATTTCCAAATAGAAGATACTTTGGCATTGTTAGGAAAGCTTGCAGATGCAGGTTTTGATGCTTCAATGTCTGCAACAGCCACTCGTAATATTTTGTTGAATTTGGCTGATGGCAATGGCAAATTAGCTAAAGCACTTGGAGAACCTGTAAAAACATTGCCTGAGTTGGTTGCTGGTTTAAAGAAACTGAAAGAACAAGGTGTAGATTTGAATACAACTTTAGAATTAACAGATAAACGGAGTGTCGCCGCTTTCAATGCTTTTCTTACAGCTTCTGATAAAATTGTTCCATTGAGGGACCAAATTACAGGCGTGGATAAAGAACTAGCAGATATGGCAGATACCATGAGTAACAATGTTAAAGGTTCTATTGCGGGACTTTCTTCTGCGTGGGAAGCATTTATGTTATCCTTCTATGATTCCAAGGGTATAATGAAGGATGTCCTGGATTTTCTGGCAAGAGGGTTGAGGAATGTTGCTACACAGCTGAAGGGGTATTCTGAATTACAAGATGAAGCAGACAATAAGGCTGTTGCCTTTGCACAGAAAGAGATGATGAAATCTGATATTTTGGAGAAGAATGCTAGAAATATGCAGAGGTTGTATAAAGAATATATAAATTCAGGAATGTCTGCTGATGAGGCGGCCAAAAAGGCTAAAGAGGATTATATTGAAACATTGAAGTCTCGTTTGGAATATGAAAATAGTGATTATCAATTAGCTATAGATAATCGTAAGAAATTGGAAGGAGAATTGAAAGACAGGGGATTCTTTACAATTCTGACCTCATGGAGACGCACAAATAATGTCATTAAAGATGAGATCGATGTTGCAACTAAAGCTGCTGCAGGTAAGAAGGCTATTTCATCAATAACAGAATCTCTTATTGAACAACTTGATACCATTGATTTGAAAGAGAATGGTGGTACAAAGGGGAATTCAGTAAAGGTACTTACTGATAAAGAAAAACGTGAACAGGAAAAAGCTCTCAAAGAGAAGCTGAAAATTCATGAAACTTATCAGGAGTCAGAACTAGCTCTTATGGATGAGGGACTGGAGAAAGAACTTGCTAAAATTGGTGTTGCTTACTCGAAGAAGATTGCTGCCGTCAAGGGTAATAGCAAAGAGGAAATTGCTACACGTCAGAATTTAGCTAAGGAAATGCAGGAAAAGCTAGATGAGTTTACTATTAAGTATAATTCTGATCGTGAGAAGAAGGATGTTGAGAACGCTCTTGCTGTTGTAAAAAAGGGGTCCCAGGAAGAACTTGATTTGAAATTGCACCAGTTGGAATTGCAACGTGAAGCAGAAATTGATGCAGCAGAGAAAACAGGTGAAGATGTTTTTCTCATTGACGACAAATATGCAAAAAAGAAACAAGAACTTTACGAAAGACATGCATCCGATCAGGTGCTATTAATAGCAGAGAATGCAGCGCATGAGCAGGAAATCCGGGATGCTGCATATGTTATGGATACGCTTGCTCTTAAAAAACAGTTAGCTTCTAAGGAAATAACCCAGCAAGAGTATGCAGAACTTGAGTATCAGTTAAAATTAGATTATGTACGTAAAACAACCGAAGCTGCAATTGATGCGTTGGAGTTGGAACTTCGAAACGAAAATTTGAGTGCAGAGGATAGGGCAAAGATTGCAGAGCAGTTACAGAAATTGAAAGCGGACCTTTCCCAGCAAGAAGCAGAAGCGGAAATAGATGCTATCAATAAAGTTACTAAAGCGGATGAGAAAGCACAGAAAGAACGTCAGAGGAATCTGAAAAAATGGCTTCAAACTGCATCTCAAGCAGTGGGTGCTATTGGTGATCTAGTCTCTACTATTTATGATGGTCAGATTCAGAAAATAGAAGAAGAGCAGGAAGCTAATGATGAGAAATATGATAAGGATGTAGAACGAATACAGAATCTAGCTGATTCGGGAGCAATCTCCGAAGAAGAAGCAGAAGCTCGTAAGCGTGCGGCCAAGGAAAGAACTGAAGCTAAGAATGCTGAACTTGAAAAACAAAAACAAGAAATGGCACGTAAACAAGCCATTTGGGAAAAGGCGACTAGTGTCGCTCAAGCTGGAATAGCCACTGCACTGGCAATAACTGAAGCTTTACCGAATATTCCTTTATCTATTGTTATTGGTGCCATGGGAGCAATTCAGGTTGCAACTATTCTTGCAACTCCTATTCCTTCCTATGCAGACGGTACTCAAGGTAATGATAGGCATCCCGGCGGTGCCGCTTTAGTTGGTGATGCCGGTAAACATGAAGTTATCATGTATTCTGGAAAAGCATGGATTACTCCTGATACTCCAACTTTAGTTGATATTCCTAAAGGTGCGCAAGTCTTTCCTGATGTTGATAAGGTAGATATCTCTAATTTTGATATGCCAGATTGGGACTTTCCTACATTTTCACCGACATATTTTGCATCTTCTTCCGGTGATACCATTGTTTTCAATGATTATTCCCGATTAGAAAAAAGGGTTGATAGAACAAATTTCCTTTTGATGAAGAGTCTTAAAATGCAGCGTCAGGATGCTTCTAACCGTGAATTTGAACTGTATAAGTTATCTAAACTGAAATAGTCATGATTGAAAGATTAAATCAAATAACATTGAATGATTTCATTGAGCTTTCATGCGGAAACTATGTTTGTTTGCTTTCGGACTGCAAATCTATGTCCGAAAGCACGCTTAAAGAAATAGCGTCTAAATTACTTGTCGAATACAGAAGTATTGTTAATCCTTCAAATATGAAGGCTATGGTAATGGACAAAGAGGATATGCTGAAGGAACGTGCCAAACTATTGAGTCTTCGTATTTGTCAGGCTCTTGTTTCTCTTGGCTTTTATGATGATGTTCGTCAGGTATTGGGGCAACTAAATGTAGATACCCGAAATATGAGTGATGAACAAGTAATATCGAAGATTGATTATTTACTTCATTCTGCAATTTTTGAGCAAAAACGGAATGAGGAAAGACGCAGTGAGGAACATAAAGGAAGTAAGGCTACTCCTGAACAGATTCGTTCTTCTTTTGATGCTGAGATTGCTTTTCTAATGACATTTTTTAAAATGAGTATTGATTCTCGTGTAATTAATGCTGCTGTCTACGCAAATATCGTTCATCAAGCTGATGTTGAAATATCGATTAGGAAAAGAAGCACATGATAATATCGGTATTACATATATGCTGTAATTCGATTAATTTTTAATTAAAGCGAATTATTTCATACAGTCGTTTGTACATCTCCTTTAGAATCACAAACGACTTTTTTATGAATAGAAAAAACAGCATCCATTGTATAAATAGGCGTTTATACAATGTTTTATTGTCAGAATTACGTACATTAGAGACGAAGTGTAATCGGATAACAGCAGAAGTGTCCGAGGTAAAAAAAATGATTGCCTTATTGCCCCCCGATATAGGCACTCTTATTAGTTCAATCGAGCGTTCTGCTAAGGAAATGCACGAACAAAGTATCATGCACCGGAAATATGTGGAAAGGTGCATTAATGGCGAACCGAAGATACACCTAATAAGGAGGGCTGACAATGGACTTTGAAAAGGAATTATCAGAAATATATCCTTGGATATTAAAGGTGGCAAGAAAATTCTGCTGTTCCATGCAAGATGCTGAAGACTTAGCCGGTGATACAGTTTATAAGCTACTTGTGAATCGTGATAAATTTGATTGTTCTAAACCACTTCAACCGTGGTGCCTTATTATAATGAGGAATACTTATATAATAAGATACAATAGAAATTCCCTTATACATTTTACAGGGCTTGATATGGTAGACGGAAGTGCCATTTCTAACTGTACAGCTCATTCAATACTGTTTGATGATTTGGTTTCCACAATACAACGGTGTGCTAAAAAATCCCGTTGTATTGATAGTGTGATGTATTATGCTAGTGGGTATTCTTATGATGAGATAAGTGAAATCCTGAACATTCCTGTCGGAACTGTAAGAAGTCGTATTTCTTCTGCTCGGAAGTTTATACTTCAGGAGATTTCCTATTAGAGTTAAATAAGGTTTTAATTCGATTTCAGAAGAAAAAAAACTTTTGAAAAAGTTATGCTATTACATAACTTTTGACTATATTTGCAATACCAAATAACATAAAAGTCAAACCAAAAAAAGTGAATTATGGAAACAAAGTCTAATTTTAGAGCCAGAGTGATGAAGTATGCTCATCACCTCCTTTCAACAACAAAAAAGAGTTGGAAATATTGTCTGCTAAAAGCGTGGGAGCTTTACAGACTTGCTAAAAGAATGAGAAGCGGTGAAGTTAAATTCGCCTATGAGAAAGTGAATGGCAGTATTCGCTATGCTATCGGTACTCTTAAAAATGTGCCTGCAGGTGCAACAAATAAGGGTAAACGTATGACAAAGCCTTCTTATAAAACTTTCTCTTACTTCGATGTTGATAAGCAGGAGTTTAGAAGCTTCAAAATTGAGAACCTTGTAACCGTGTATTGATATGACTTCATTAGAATACTACTCAAAGAGAAAAGAGGATAGCAGGCAAGAGCTTGCTACCCTCATAGCACAGGCTAATCAGTTCATCGGTGATACACATAACAGCCTCAACACCCATACTAATCAAGGGAGTAATATTGCCAATATAAAAATGCTTTCTCAACAATTACAGCAGCTAACAAGCCGTATTGAACTGGAAAAGCAAAAGGGAGATATGCTTGAAAGTATCTGTTTGACATTAACCACAGAAGGGTAAGCATATGAAAGCCACTTTGTTAAAAGTTACCGGAGAAACAGTTGAGATTTCTCCGGTGAATGGGAACTGCTTTACCCTAAATGAAGCGCAGAGTTTAGTAAATGGCTATGTTCAAGTCATTGATATTTGCCCTAATAAAATAATGATAATGAATGAGGAGGGTAAATTCCACTTTGAGTTGAATGTTGAGGCTACCCGGATTGCATTAATGAATAGTGCTATTTTTCCCGATGATTATATAGCCGGTGACGCTATTGTGTGTGATGATACTATGTTCTAACCCTTTAATTTCAGAAAATATGAAAACAATTTATAGAGTAGAATCACCAACCGGTGAAGTTCGTGTATTGGAAGTGTCTCGCAATGAGACTGGATATAATGTTTACATAGATGATTCAAACATCTGTGAGAGCATTACTGAAGAAGAACTTACAGAAGCATTAGAGAACCCCAATTTTTAAATATGAATCAGAGTTTTCCATTTTGGAAACAACTAATAACAGAATAGATGAGTAATAGTATTGCAGCCAATGATATCATTCAAAATATTGACGATCTGTTAGCTGAATATCCGGTTGATGAATGTATTAGCATCTTACAGGAAGTGGTAAAGCAGATAGATGTGCGTATTAAGGATTTTAGTGAACATATATAATAATAAAGATATGAATAATATATTTACAATTTGCTATTCAGAAGAAGAAGCTAACGAAATTGGACATTTCATAATGCGAAAAGGCTATGAAGGTGTTCAAAATGATAGTTACAGATATTGCCGTGAAGCAATTTGGTGGGCTTTTAAAGAAACTAAAAGACATCATTCGTGTTTCATATATGTTGGCGTTAGAGATTGTCAAATGATTGTGTCCAGGACTAAAAGGGGGCTTCGCAGGAACGGACTTAAATACATTGAGAAGAAACGAATGTTTTACAACTTATTGAGTAGGTATTAAGTTAATAAAAACAAAGAAATGTAACAGTTTTAAATATGACAAGAAGAAAGAAATCATGCACTGATTGCGAGTTTTGCAACGATGCTGAACCTGTTGATGGATTACGATATTTCTGTGACAAGAAAAATATATATTTCGATCCATACAAAACAATCACCTGTCGTCTTTTTCGGCAAGTAAGTTCCTCTGTGTTGAGGATACGCGCTCGATGGGCAGCAATGCAGCTTGCGAAAAAGAAAGCTGCTGAAGAAAAAGAGCGGCAACTCGCACTAATGCTCACACTGCCATACTGGCTTCATGTTGGGGCAGAGTTCATAGAAACTTGTTCTGGTTATGAAGGAGTAATCACAGACATTGACCCGACACGTGAAGATGGCATAATTTACCGACCGACTAATCGACCGGGGTGGGATGGCATTGATGGATATGATACCGCTGATAGTATTATAGAACGTACTGAACGCGGTATGTTGATATTTCGAAATTATACTCCCGAACCGTTAAAAGACGGATTCCGATGGTCTGATATTGAATGGGATTCGGGGCAAATAATCTATTCAGAACAACGCCCGGATGGTAGAACGGATGAGTACTTAAAAGAAAGATACGAAGTGGTAAAGCCTGAATGGATATAGGTTTTTTAGTATGTTTGAAAAGGAGTAATTAAAGATAGAAATGAAATAAATAAAAACGATAATTCTACATTATTCTCTTAAATTGTTACCTTTGTGTTTGTAATAAGCTCCTTATACAGTTTCTTGACTTATACGGTAGAAATATGAAATAGAAACTACTATGAAATAAATTCAAATGAACACTATAATATGATGAATGTTGATTTATATACAATTGATTGGACTGCTATAGGATCAATAGCAACTGCAATTGCTATGATAATTGCTTTTAGGTCTATAAGCGTATCTAATAAACAAAATAGAGAGAATCGCAAACTTCAAGTTTTATTAATTCGTAGAGAACAAGAACAAAAAAGGCTTGATGAAATGGTAAATAATATTTTAGATATTAGTCACTCCATGAAGCCTATTGATATTCTTGACTTTTCTTCAAAGTGGATAGATAAAACATTTACGACAGAGGATAGACGCAAAATTGACCGCATGGCAGATCAAGATCAATTGAATAATATCCGGTTAAGGATTCAACTAATAAAACTAAAAAACTATCCTGTTGCGAATCCATTATTAGTCCACCTAAATAAAACCAGAGAAACTTATGGATTATGGGTAAAATGTATCAACTTACTACATATGTTTTTAGAATCTGAAGATAAACTCACGGCAGAGGAACGGGAGGTAAATATTGCAAATATAGTAACTCAGATGGAAGAAGAGTGTAAAAAGATAGATCCTAATTATAAATTGATAATAGAGGGTATTCATAAACAAAGAACAAATATAGTAGATATAGCCAAGGATGTAATGAACATTTTTGAATCAGAAATATCAAGGCAAGTCCAAGGTCACAAACAAGCTTTTGAAAAGGAATTATATGATTTTGTTAAAAAAGAGCAAGAAAGGATTGACCGTATTATAGAATAGAAAATGAGGTAAACCGAGTCTTACTAAGTAGGAATTAGTTCTTTTCTACATTGGATTTACCGCTTATTATTTATCTTTGCATAAAATGTTCAAATAAAACTATAAACAATGATGTACGAAGGATTAAGAATTAATTTCACTATGTGGCATATTGTAGGTGGTATTTACGGATACAAAAAATTAATAAGACTTCCTCGAAAACAAAAGAAAGCGTTAAAGAAAAGCACTTTGCGGGATGTTATTGCAGAAGATAGAAACTTCATAAAAGAGTGCCCATATCCTAAAAAATTGCCAGCATTTAGCTATAAACAACTTGATAACGAACACCGGGCGCAGATAGAGTATTGTCAAGATGACGTTTACACCAATTCGTAACTTATATATTTGTGTCAAAATAATATTTATGATACGTGAAGCAATACTTGAAGCTCTCAAGAATAGAGGAATGAAGCAGGCTGAATTAGCCAGACATTTGGATATAAACCGAAGCTCTCTCAATGCCTTTTTAAA